CAGGCACCGGGCCTGCACGTCCCCAACGAAGGCAAATCGCCGACCAAGCAGCCCAACAGCGAGAAGGAATTCGCTAAGGCACTGTTCGGCTCGAGCGACTAAACGAAGGAAAACAAATGCCAATTCTCGCTACCTCTGGGCTAACACTGCCCACGAACATCGCTTCGGGCCTGTTCTCGAAGGCGCTTACCGGTTCCGGTATCGCCGCTATCTCCGGTGCTGAGCCGCAGAAGTTCGGAAACGTCACCCACATGACCCTCACCGGTCGCCCGCGTGCTGAGCTTGTTGGCGAAGGTGCCCCGAAGGGCACGACCGGCACCACGTTCGGCACGAAGATCGTTGCGCCCCACAAGTTCCAGGTGACGCAGCGTTTCAACCAGGAAGTCAAGTGGGCGGACGAGGACTACCAGCTCGGTGTTCTCAAGACGCTTGCTGACGAGGCCGGACTTGCTCTTGCGCGCGCGCTCGACCTTGGAGCTTTCCACGGCATCAACCCGCTTGCGGGCACTGTCGCGGCTGGCATCATCGCTGGTGACCGCATCGGCACCACGACCAACTCGGTCGAGATCACCACCGCCACCCTCACCACCCCTGACCTGGTGCTCGAGCAGGCTGCCGGCCTGATCATCGCCGACGGTTATGTGCCGAACGGTATCGTGTTCGACCCGTCCTACGCATGGACGATCGCCACCAGCCGTTACGCCGATGGCCGCAAGAAGTACCCGGAGCTTGGTTTCGGTGCCGACATCTCCACGTTCGAGGGTCTTCGCGCTTTCTCGACCAGCACCGTGTCTGGCACCCCGGAAGCTTCGGCGAACACCAACGTCAAGGCGATCATGGGCGACTGGTCGCTGTTCCGTTGGGGAGTACAGGAGTCGATTCCCGTTGAGGTCATCGAGTTCGGTGACCCGGACGGTCAGGGCGACCTGAAGCGCAACAACCAGATCGCACTGCGCGCCGAGGTCGTTTATGGCTGGGGAATCATGGATCTCGATGGTTTCGCCACGGTGAAGGATGCCGTCGCGAATGTCTAAGTTCCGCAACCTTGATACCGGCGTGGTGGTGAGCGTGTCTGACGAAAAGGATGACCGTTTCACCGCCGGCTGGGTTGATGCTGATGCTCCCGAGGTGGAGCCGAAGCGTTCGCCCGGTCGCCCGAAGAAGTCAGAAAACTAAACAGATAGGGGGCGGTCATGTCTGTGACTACTCAGATGCTTGCGGTTGCTCTTGGGCAGGCCGCCCCTGAACCTGGTTCTATTACGGATCAGCAGTGGGAACTGTGGATCTCTGACGCTGAGATGCTGGTGGAGGCGCGCCGTCTTTCGGTTGCGCCGACGCTGGTTATCGATGAGGCGAAGCTTGACTATGTGGTGCGTGAGTCCGTTGTGGCGCACATCAAGAAGCCGGACGATGCCACTCAGGTGTCGGTGTCTGTTGATGATGGTTCCACGTCTAAGTCGTACCGTTCCGGCAAGGGGCGCGTGACGATCCTTGATGAGTGGTGGCTGTTCCTTGGCCTCACCGAAACGTCTGGCGCTTACTCGGTCGACACTATTGGTTTCGCTTCCCAGCATCTTCCGTGGTGCTCGCTGTATTTCGGTGCCGCTTATTGCTCGTGTGGTGTTGATATTGCAGGCTACCCGATTTTCGAGGGTGGTGAATTCTATTGAGCCTCGGTGCTGATATTGCCGCACAGCTTCCCGGCTTGCGCGCTCAGGCCGAGTCGATGATGGTTTCGGCTGGTGTTGTCCGTCGCGCTACTGGTGAGACGGTGGAAGACCCGATCACGATCGAGCAAGCTCCCGTTTACGCCACGATCTACACGGGCATTGGGCGTTACAAGGCCGCGAATGTTCAAGCGGGTAGGGCCGAGATTCCCGGCGCTATCGTCGTCGATCAGTCGGCTACTCTGTCGCTTCCCGTTGGCGCGCCTGGTGCTGGCGATGTGCGGCTGGATGACATTTGGGAATGCACCGCAAACCCGTTCGATGCGTCCCTGATTGGTAAGAAGGTTCGCATCACTGGTGTTCATTCCCAGACGTATGCGACGGCGCATCGTTACCCGGTGGAGGAAGTTCTCTGATGGCTGACTTCGACTTCTCGGAACTGACGCAACTTGCCGCTGATCTGGGCGAGGTTGCTGATGATGCCGGCCAGAACATCCGCAAGGCGATCACTGGCACGTCGATGGGTGTGAAGAAGGCATGGCAGGAGCCGTTGCGTGGCTCTAAGACGCTCGCTGGTCTTGTGCCGGCGTTGTCGTTCGACATAACCAACGACCAGTTTTTCGGCGTGTCGGTTATCAAGTCGGAGATCGGTTTCGACAAGTCGAAGGCACAAGGCCCGCTCGGAAATATCAGCGAGTACGGAAGCCCGACGATCACCGGTCGCGGGTACGGGATCAAGGCGCTTGAGGACAATCAAGAAGACTTCGTGCGCGGGCTCGAGAACGCTACGCGCGATGCAGAGAAGAAGGCGGGACTATGACTCTCGCCCAAACGAATGCTGTTGTTGCCCGCACCCAGTCTGAGCCTGCAGCCGCGTCTAAGACGTTCAAGCTTGTGGCCCCACGCGACGGCAACGGGAAGCTTCCTGTCGCCCCCTACGCCGTCTGGCAACCGTCTGATGGAACTTCTACCCAAGAGCGGTTCACCGGCGGCAAGTCGACGATGCACCCGCGCTATGTACTGCATGCGGTCGGCTCTACTTACGACAATGCGCAGACGTTTATCGAGCGCATCAAGGCGAAGTTCATCGACACTAACGGGTTCGGTATCCCGCTCGAAGTGGCCGGCGAAACGTGCCGCAACCTGCGCTGGGAATCCGTGCAGGGCGTGCAGGTCGACAACGATCTGACCCCGCCGCTGATCTGGGCAACAGCCGAGATCACTTGGGACGCAGAGCCCGCCAGCTAACCCCCACCATCCCCCTCTAGGCATCGCTTCTATGCGGTGCCTTTTCGCTTTTAACAGGCTTTCCCCATCCCGGGGAATCATCCCTCGGATCGTCCGGGGGCACATAGAAGGAGAAACATATGGCCCTCGATCCAATTCCTACCTCATTCCAGAGTGATGGTAAGTGGACTATCACGTATGTGCCGACTGGCGCTAACCCGCTGTCTGCCGCGATCCTGAACGGTGGCACGGCGAAGGATGTCACCTACAGCTTCACGAGCGATGGCTTCAACTATGGCGTTACCCAGGCCGTAGTGGAGGACAAGCGTCTGACGCTGGTTCAGGATCTTTCCCGCCCGGGCAAGACCACTGAGTCCCTCGAGCTGCGCTATGTGGACACGACGGATGCTACGTCTGCTGCCGTTCTGCTGCAGCCGGGTCTTGCTGGTTTCTTCGTGATTCGCCGTCAGGTGGATAACGGTACGGCGTATGCGGCGGCTCAGATTGTGGACGTGATTTCGTTCGTGCTTGGTGTGCAGCGTCCTGAGGCTCCGACTGAGAACGGCCTTGACACGATCGCGCAGACCTCGTATTTCACGAGCGCTACGCAGCGTAAGGCTGTCGTCGTCGCGTAACCATCCACCGGCCTGCGTGTGTCCTCCCGTGCGCGCAGGCCGGTGCTCCACCTCTACGGGAACAACTTTCATGGGAGTGAAACGACATGCTTGATCTGGACAAACTGCTTGATGCTGCTGATGAGCGGGTGGCCGAGAAGCGGGTGACGGAGCTGGGCGAGATCCATCTTGCCGGCGAGTTGCTTACTTTGAAGTTCACTGAGCTTGCGGGCGATGAGTGGGCGACGTTCACTATGGCCCACACGCCCCGTAAGAGCGTGCCGCTCGATCATGCGTTTGGCTACAACGTTTCTGCGGCGACGAAGGATGCGTTGGCTGCGTCTGCGGTTCTTGTTGATGGCGACAGTGAGCAGAAGCTTTCTGATGAGCAGTGGGCGCGTTTGTACCGCGGTACTGATCCTCAGGGGCGTCAGGTGATTACCTCTGGCATTTTTGCGGTGAATGAGGCTGCTGAGCTGGCGAGGATTGATGCCGCGCGAAAAGCCTCCGAGGCCGTGTCGAAGCGAAAGCGGCGCTCGCCCGCGAACTGAGGGTTACCCCGCGTGAGCTTGATGGCTGGGTGCCTGTAACGGTCACCCATTACGAGTACGACGCTGACGGTCGCATGGTGCGTTCCATCGCTGCTACCGAGTCGCGTTTCACCAAGGCCGAGGTTGCCCTGTTGCTGATGTCGCGCAGGTCTGAGCGTGAGCGTGACGAGAACGGTTTCTTGTGGTCTGAGGTTACCGATCCGGAGAACAAGGATGCGTTCACCGGCCCCGAAAACCCCACGGTGAACTTCGCGACGAAGAATCTGCTCGATCGGCAGCAGGCCTATTACAAGAAGCACGACAAGCCGAATAGCCCGGTGAACCGTAACGGGCACACCTGGCGCGTGGTGAAGAAACCAATTCAATAGCGAACACCCTTGGGGGCAACTGTGGCCGAACGTACCGTAAAGGTCACTCTTACCGCCCAGGTGTCTGGATATATCGCGGATTTCAACCGTGCGGCGAAGGCTACTCGGGATGCTGCGTCTGATGCGGACAAGCTTGCCGCGAAGGGTAAGGCGTTCACTGATTTCGGCCGTGCTGCGATGGTTGGTGGCGCTGTTGTTGCTGCTGGTATCGGGCTGGCTATTGCGAAGTTTGCCGAGTTCGATCAGGCCATGTCGCAGGTCAAGGCTGCTACGCAGGAGACTGCGGAGAACATGGGTCTGCTGCGTGAGGCTGCTCTTCAGGCTGGCGCGGATACGCAGTACAGCGCAACTGAGGCTGCGAACGCGATTGAGGAACTGGGTAAGGCCGGTCTGACGACCACGCAGATTCTTGAGGGTGGCCTGTCTGGTGCGCTGACTCTTGCTGCTGCTGGTGGCATCGGTGTTGCTGAGGCTGCTGGGTATGCGGCCATCGCGATGAAGCAGTTCGGGCTCGAGGGCGAAGCTCTCCCGCATGTGGCCGACCTGCTGGCGGCTGGTGCGGGCAAGGCTGTCGGTGACGTTTCGGATCTGGCTCAGGCACTTGGTCAGGCTGGTCTGGTTGCGAATGGTGCCGGGCAGTCGATCGAGGGCACGACTGGTGTTCTGGCTGCGTTTGCTGATGCTGGTCTGCTCGGTTCCGATGCTGGTACATCTTTGAAGTCAGCGCTGATTGCGCTGGCTGCGCCGACTCAGGCTGCTAAGAACTTGATGGACGACTACAACTTGTCCTTCTACGATGGCAGCGGCCAGATGCTCTCCTATCAGGAGATAGCCGGCCAGCTCACGACGAACCTGACTGATCTCACGCAGGAAGAGCGCAACGCGACTCTCGCCAAGATCTTCGGGAACGACGCTCTGCGCGCCGCTAACGTCCTCTACAAAGAGGGCAAGGACGGCATTCAGAAGTACGTCGATCAGACGAACGATGCAGGGTACGCGGCGAAGGTTGCTGCCGACCGCATGGATAACCTGTCCGGCGACATCGAGAAGCTGGGCGGTTCGTTCGATACTGCGCTGATCAAGACCGGCAGTGGCGCGAATGGTGTGCTGCGGGATCTGGTGCAGTCGGCGACGTTCCTTGTGGATGCGTTCGGCTCGCTGCCTGAACCTGTGCTTGCTGTTGGTTTGGCGTTGGGTGTGGCTGCTGCTGCGACTCTGCTTGCTGGTGGTGCGGCACTGGTGGCTGTTCCGAAGTATGCGGCGTTGAAGGCGACGGTTGAGGCGTCTGGCGTTTCGATGGGCAAGTTCGCGATCAAGACTGCTGCTACTGGTGGTGCTCTTGCGTTGGCGACTATCGCGGTTGGGTATTTTGTGGCTCGTGCTGCGGATGCTGCTGCGACGACTTCTGAGCTCACCGATTCGTTGGACAAGACGACCGGTGCGCTGACCGACTACTCGCGGGAGATCATCGCGAAGAAGTTGGCTGAGTCGGGTGCGTTCAATTCTGCTAAGGATCTCGGGATTTCGCAGAAGGAGTTGACGGACGCTGTTCTTGAGGGTGGCGATGCGCTTGACAAGATCAAGTCGAAGCTGGCCGGCAAGAACAACATTGTCGATTTCTTCAACGGTTCGGGTATTGCTGCCGGTAACGCGAAGGATCAGATTCAGCAGTTGCGCACGGGCGTTGTCGATTCCCAGAAGGATTTCGACGACCAGGCTGCTGCGGCTGAGGGTTCTGCTGATTCCACTGAGACTGCTGCGGTTGCTTATACGACTGCTGCGACGAGTGCCCAGGATCTGACCGAGAATCTGACTGAGCTCATTGACACGATCAATGCGGCGAATGGTGTCGGTCAGGATGCGATCACCGCGAACAACGATTACCAGAATGCGCTTGCGGATCTTGACGAGCAGATCCGTAAGGCGAAAGAGGGCTTGGACGAAAACAGTGACGGTGTTGCGGATTACACGAACACCCTCGATCGTTCAACCCAAGCTGGCCGCGACAACGAGGACATGCTTGTCGATCTTGCAAAGAAGTCGCAGGCGGCGGCCGATGCCCAGTTTGCCCTAGATGGCAATACGGACAACTACCGAACGACTCTCGAGCAGGGTCATCAGGCAGTAGTCGACCGCGCTTTGGCCCTTGGGGACACCGCGGAAGAAGCGAAGGCGTTGGCAGACAACATCTATGCGATTCCGTCTGAGGCGCAGTTCAAGATCATTGCGGATACGGCCACGGCCAATGCTGCTTTGGCCGAGACGCAGAGGCGCATTGACGCGATCAAGGCCGCTGATGTGTTCGGGTTCCGCAAAGCTCCGGTCGGCACGGGCACCGTACTGAAGGAAGGCCCCCCGCGTGCGAAGGGTGGCATTCTTCCGGGTGCTCCGTCGTCTCGGGACAACATGTATATCCCTGCTGCGTCTGGCGAGATGGTTGTGAACGCGATGGCGACGGCGCAGAACCGTGCAGTCCTCGAGTACATCAATAACGGTGGGTCGATGGCGAATTACGGTTCGTATGCGACCCCACAGTATGCGTCTG